TATTGACCATCGAACTGGATACGATCTGCACTCATAGTTCCTGCGTCAATAGAGTCAGCGGTTAGCTTAACCCCTGTACCAAGACTGACAACACCACCAGAGTACGTGAATGCATCTAAGCCAGCCTGCCCAGCACCAGCAGCAGGATCAATAATCTTGAATACATCTGCAAGGATCTTGAATGTACCTGTAGTTCCATCGTTGTTCTGAGAGAATCCAGTTATATAGTCATTAACATCTAGTGTTACACCGTATCTTGCTTCCAATGCAGGTATGGCTGTGTCTTGGACAAGAACCCAGTTAGATAGGTTCCAACGATAGAGCTTATTACCATCATTTGTGTCTACCCATAAGTCACCAGAGCCTTCAGCTGTAGGGGGTTCATTTTGGTAGAATGTGGCTACCTTACCGTCAGCTGTAGATTGTGCGCCAGCTGCATCTAAGATAGCTTGAGCTATATCTGAGTCAGCTGATAGTTCCCAAGCAGACCCACTCCAGCGATAGATAGTATTACCATCATTTGTGTCGAACCACAAGTCACCTACGCCTGAAGCAGCAGGGGCTGTAGACGTAAAGAAAGTCTCTATCTTACCGTCAGCAGCAGCCTGAGCTGCAGCGGCATCAGCGATAGCGCTAGAAATACCAATGTCCCTTACATCAACCCAAGTAGAACCATTCCACCTATATAACTTATTACCATCATCTATATCAATCCAAAAGTCACCTATGCCTTCAGCTGTAGGAGCTGTAGCTGTGTAAAATGAAGTAACCTTACCGTCAGCTGTAGCTTGTGCAGTGGATGCATCTAAGATAGCTAAAGCTATATCTGAGTCAGCTGAAAGGGTCCAAACACCAGATTGATACGTGTAGATAGTATTACCATCATCAGTATCAAACCAAATGTCACCTTCACCTGCAACTGTAGGGGCTGTAGTTTGATAGAATGAATCGATCTTACCGTCAGCTGTAGCTTGTGAGGCTGCTGCGGCAGCTATTGCACCATCTACATCTATCTGTAGTAGAGAGTCAGCAGCTGCAGAAACCGTAGCTTCGATTACTATCTGAGCAGTGTTACCATCAGCGGTAGCTGTTACAGCCGTTATATCTGAAGCTAAAGCACCAATAGCTGTAGCCCTAGCGGTTGACTCGGCTTGGACAGCTGCACTTATATCAGCAGGAACTAGTGATTGAAACGCCCAGAAGAGTGTGTCAGTCGGTAGGTTACCTAAGGATATAGAAGTACAACGATATAGTATAGTTGAGTAAATAGCTTCCTCACCTACTTGGTATGTCCTAGTGTTATCGTATGTGTCAGCAACTGTAACACCAAATCTAGCAGCTGTGAGTTCGAACCTCTCAGCATAAGAAGCGTCGTTAGTCACTATCAAGCTGTTATTGGTTATGATATCAGCAGCGTTTACAGCAATTGCATCAGCATCAGTAGTGTCGTTCTCTAATGTAGATACCCTACCAGATATTGCAGTAGATGTCTGAGCTAGAGCCAGATCAGCTGAAGCCCTTGCAGTTGACTCAGCGAGCACCGCAGCTGTAACATTAGCATCAACAGTGTCCACCCTGTCCCAGTAAAGTGTGTTAGGTGGTACCTGATTACTGTGAGTTACCTTACATCTATATACGAAGCCGCCATAGACAACATCATCTCCAGTCCCTACAGTGTTACCGTTAACGACAGCAGTGGAGCCTGTGTAGGTTACGTTAGCATCCCAGTTGTCTGAAACTGCAGCACCGAATAAGGCACGTTGGGTATCTGAGATTAAAGTTATTGACTCGTCAGCAGTAGTCCTAGCTAAGGCCTCTTGTACAATGTTAGATGCGTTATCATCAACTGTGGCTGACAGTGTGGTTATGGTAGCAGCAGTAGCGCTGTCGGCATTAGATAGGGCTATTAGCTCAACATTTACAGCAGCAACGTTTTCATCGAATTCAGTGTTTAGGTTAGTTAAAAGCTGAGCAAGAGCTTCGTCATCAGTTATCCTAACCAAAGCTTCCTGAGTTATAGCTGCTGAGTTTCCATCTATATCTAACCTAAGGTCAATTGTAGTATCTCTGAGTTGATAGACCTCAGCTGCCTTAATGTCTACCTTGTTGATCTCTCTTGTGATAGACTTAGCATCATATTTTGTTGGTAACATTATCTAAATCCTCTTATTCTACCTTTAATAACAATGTTAGAAATCTCCCAAGAGTCCGTAGGGTCACTGGAAGTCAACCTCAAGTAAAGGTATCGACCAGAGGTCCTTACATTCTTCTCGCTAAAGCTATCGTCAATATAGAAGGAATCGCTAGTGTTGAATGTTGGCTCATCATTGATACCCTCGGACCAACCCAGCTCTATCTTAGGGCTTCCTAATCCGATCTTCCCTACACGTATACTTGTGATCTCCTTAATTGAATAAGGGTCCTCAAGGTCGTGGGCTTTAGTCATAGCTACTGTAGTGTGAGCAGAGTTACCTCCGTCCTCATAGTACAGATCACCAATAGAGTCAGCTGTCATTGCATGACTGAATACTCCAGCTTCTAAGAAGGCTGAAACGTTCTGTGTTCTTTTACTAAATGTGTTATTAGAGTAGTTGTACGTGATCTCAATATTAGGTTGATTAGAACCGAACGGAATTGACCAGACAACTTCTGTGTTCTTTTTATTATGATAAGCACATACCTGAGCATACTCGCCTTCTGAAATGCTCTCAGAGATAAGCTTGTTAATACCCTCAGTATCTCCTAGCCGCTCAACAGTGTTCCCGTCTGTCATGAATAGCCCTCTACGAGAAAGCCCGTAGTTAAGTCTATCAACAGATACAACTGAGTTAGCAGATACAGCACCAACACCAGAAGTCATAGCGGTCTCATATCCAAAGTAGTAAGGTGAACCAAGGTAGTTTAGCAGGAACATCTCGCTTTCAGTGTAGATAGCGGTCCCTTCACCTAGGGGTACGATACATCGCAGGGGCCCTGAGGCTTCACGTAACGTTAAGCTACCAGCGGAGTTATCAGCTGCGGCAACCCAAGTGTCTGGGTCATCTGCGGAGCACCAAGCCACATCATGTGGATGTTCAGTGCCTTCTTTATCATAGTTTATGGCTAGTAGGTGTGGTCCAGATTTGTGAACTGCACTCACCCTAGTAAATGGGCAATCTGGCATAGTTCCTGCCAGTATTAGTCCAGTACCAGTACCTGAAGTGGTAGCTTGGGTCAAGGTGGTAGGTGCTGAGAAAGAAGAACCGTAATTTGTAATCTTAAATCGGGTAACTATACCTGCAGTAACCTCTGTAGCTTCGCCTGCGAAGTCTATACCAGATCCACCAGTAAAGGTGAAGGTATCTCCGAGTACGTGACCTGTACCGCCATCAGTTATTGAGGCACCAGATAGTTTGTTTACGATAAGCTCATTAAAAGTCTCATTCCCCTTCTTGATTACTAGAGGTCCGATGCTGTTAGCACCTAGCACCCAAGTACCGAAGTTAGAGAAGGACCAAGATGTAGCTTGGACAACACTTTCATCCCATGTAGAGAGATTAGCGTCCCAAGTGGAGCTTCCAGAGTCCCAAGAGCTGAATCCAGCTACTGCAACTAAGTTAAAACCTGCTCCCACAACCACAGGGGCTACGGAAGGCTCACTTTGTTTCCATCTGTACACATCAGTCAAAGACCCTGCGTATAGAACCTTAGTGTCATATTCTTCGGTTGCTACAAGGCCTCTGATTGGTGTCGAGGTAACGTCAGATAACAACGTTTTTCCCGGCTTTCGTCTAATAGATGTCTCTGTAAATTGGAGACCATCAACTTCTGCCCAGAAGGGTATGCTTTTATCAAATTTATTAGTCTGCCATCCCGATGTAATCAAAGGGGTTAGGTCTGCAGGGAAGAATGCCCTAGGGCTCCTTGGTGAAGTTGACATGTTTATCTCCTATTATGCTGTACGCTTCCACATATAGACTACAATGTAAGGCTGTAAGTTGTTGTGTGCTGCACCACCTCCAGTAGAGCTGCTTGCAACGCTAGAGAAGCTAGATGCTCCATCTGCAGATCCTGAGGATCCAGATCCAGAGGCATTCTCAACAGTGGTATTGTGCGTGTGAGCTGGCATTTCGTCAGTAGTTAAGGTATGAGTCTTAGCTCCACCTGTCTCTTCCGCTAAATCAAAGTCGGTGTCAGCTGCGTCAAGACCTACGAGAACCTTACCGGCCCCGAAGGATACCCAAGTGCCACCAAAGAAGGTGTTAGGGTTTGTTGATACAGTAGAAGTATATATGGAGCCTATGGGGTAAGCCTTTAGGAGTCCTTGTAGCTGTACGTCAACATCAAGATCGATGTTAGCTGATCCATCAAACTGAGCTGTACCAGCTACGTCACCTGACAAAGCGATTGTACGCTCTGCTGCTAAGGTACCACTTACAACTACAAATGGGTTTAATAAGATCCATGATGCAGAAGCTACGTTCCATACGATATCTAGGTAGTGCTGTGTTCCAGCGATCTCCCCAGCTGCTAAAGCTGTGCCATCTAAGTTAACTAGAGGGCTAACGCCTGTTGCGTCTACATCAAGAGTTACAGCGGTAGTGTTAGCCCCTGTAGGCACTACTGTGATGCGGACACCTTCAGCTCTGACCACGTTATTAGCGAAGTCAGCTGTTAATGCGTCGACAGTTCCACCTGCCGTTACAGCATCTAAGTTTGAGCGGAGTAAACCGTTGATCTCGTTCTTAGCTGCTAAGAAATTACTACGGACAGACGCAGTTGTTGGTGAGCCTGCCACTGGCTTTGTACTATCAATTCCGCTAGCCATTTAGATTCTCCTGTTTATTAATTAGTTAGGGTTACCCCTTCGATACTGATTCCCTTTCTACACCTTTAGCTTTCTCCCAAGACCTCATAGCCCCGAAGCCTAGCATTCCTGTGAGTAGGGGCATAAGTTCACCCATCTCAATGGCTGGTAGCTCTGGCGGTAAATCTATGAAGATCACTGTTAGGAACTTCAGTATTGGGTAGAGTACATAAGCATATGTTAGGGCAAAGCCACAGACCCACATGATGTAGGGTCTAGCACCTGCAACGAACATGCTGCTGTGCTGTGCCTGTGCCTTGTTGACCTCTAGTTGACCCTTAGCAAGCTCCTGCGCATGTCTCTCTACCATAGTAGCTAGCTCAAATGCTATTGCATTCTTCTTATCTTTATCTGGTATGAACTTATCCAGCAGGGATACCACTGGGCCAATTAGTTTGTCTAACATTTTTATTCTCCGTTATTTACTATTTACTTTCTTAGATAAGTACCACTCGTATATCCTAATGCTAGTCCATACTATAGTAAGTAGGGCAGCTGCTGGTGGTAACCAAGCGCCTATAGTTAGTAGTGTGGTTGAAGCTGCTGCTACGTCTGCGGCTTGTTTTGCTCCTTCAGTCATGATGTGATTTCCTTATGTTACCCGTACCTCCTTGCGTGACTTACTCGCTATGGGTGTAGTGGTTAGTTGATGGCCCTCGGTTTCCCAAGGGCCCTTAGTTTGTATCTACTTCTTATTTAATGGAACAGTAGTCACTGCCCTCAGTACAACAATACATCCGGCTATAACAGAGCCTATGACCGCTTGACCTGCTTGGCTTACTGGGAGGAACCCTATGTATCCTTGCAAGAGGGAGAGTACAGCTAGTGCAATACTAAACTGTACGGTCTTTGATTTTAATGCTTGTAAGATAGTCATTGATTTTATTCCTCTAGCTGTGCAACACGGTTGCGTAGTGATTGTATTTCTTTGATTAACATTGGGACTAACTTGCTGTAGTCCACACCCATCATCTCTTCTGAGTCAGCATCCCCAATTACAGCCTCTGGTGCAACACCTTGTAGTTCCTGTGCGATCACGCCGTAGTCTTGGTGAGAGCCATCAGCTTTCCAGTCATACTTGCGTACTTGGATGGAGTCTATCTTACTGCCTGCGCCATCAGCGTCTGCAATGTTTTCCTTGAGGCGTTGGTCTGATGAGGTGGCGTATGATGTAGTAGTACCATTTGAGTTTATAGAGCCGACGTTAGCACTTCCTGCGTAGAACCTT